TGCTGGGTTTTTTGGAGGAGCATTAGACGAAGCAAAGAAAATCGTAACTGGTACTTCTGGAGCATTGTTTGATTTTGGTACAAAAGTATTTGACAGTCAAGCAAGATTAAGTTCTGCATCTACTGCGCTAAAAGATAATTTTGGCACTGTAGGAAAAATGCTCTTTGGTCCTGCTAATGCTCTCATAACAACTGGTGAAACGTATATAGATACGTTTAGAGAATTGAGCAGCAGTGGAATATCATTTAACGGAGACATCCTACAACTGAAAAATTCTGCTGCCCAAGCTTACATGTCTTTAGATGATTTTGCAAAAATTGCAAAAGATAATAGCAAAAATTTTGCAGCTATTGGCGGTACAGCATCTAGAGGAGCACAATTATTTTCAGACTACAGCAATGAATTTTTCCAATATAAGACCCAAGAACAAGAGTTAGCAGCTGAATATTTAGACACACTTGATCAAGAGAATGAAGCGATTAGGAAATCTGCGGAAGCAAGAGGAGTTGAGGCAAAAAATTTAAAACAAGCAAGTGTTGACCAACAAATAGCATCAAGACGGTTTACTGATAGATTGATGATGATGGGATATAGCACAGATGACATTAATGAATTGCTAGTTAATCAATTAGAATTAAGTAAGAGATCAAATTTAAATGATAGAAAAACTAGAGAAGAAAGTTATGCGTCGGCTTTTAGATTAGCCACACAAATGGATGCTGTTGCCAAACTAACTGGTAAACAACGTGAACAGATACAAGAAGAGATTAAAGCTAGCCAAAGGAAAGGTCAAGTAGAGGCAAAATTTAGAGATATTGAAGCTAATCAAGGTAAAGAAGCAGCAAAAGCAGCTCGAGCAGCATATGCAGAGGCGCTTGCGGCTGCTACAAAAGCAGGACCAGCTGCTGTTGCAGCCTTAGAAGAGCAGTTTTCTGTAGGTGTTGTATCATCTGATCAAGCACAAGCAGGAGCAATTGCGTTAGGAGATTCATTTAATAAATTAGTTGAAGTAGTCAACACTATAGAATTTGATCCAGAGAATATCAATAATGCAGTAACAAATTTTGATGCAGCACTTGTTGAACGAGTAGGTAGTGCTGATTTTAGATTCATGGCTAGATTAGGCGCTTTAGGCGACAGTTCAATTGGAAACACTGCGGCTAACATAATGGAAAATGCTGGAGACTTTGAAACTGCAATAACAAACGTGCAAGATCAAATATTAGACGGAGGAGGAACTATAGCAGATGCCTTAGCAAAAGCAAAGCAAATGATACAAGATGAAAATAATGCAGTAACGAGAGATGAAGAAGGTAATCTTACGCAGACAACTGGCCAAGCAACAACAGAGGTTATTAACACGGCAGAAGTAGCGTTAAAAGAATTAGGAGCCCAAGTTAATGATAACTTAATTGGACCAAATGGTGCTCTCAATTATTTTAAAGAAGAATTAAATTCAGTAGCGAATGCAATGCGAGGTGGAAAAATAGAAGAATTTTTTGGTGATATGCAAAGTAGTGTATTGTCTGAAGCAAAACAATATTTTGGTTTAGAACAACCTAGAGAAGAAACTGAACAAGAAGCAATAGGTAGAAAAGATTTTACAACCCAGTTGACTGACCTGTACAAAACGCAGGATACAGAAAATCAAACTGATGATAATAAAGCTATCCAAGATAAATTAATTGAATTATATAGCTCTATTACAACCTTACAAACTCAATTACCTGGTATTGAATCAGTATTTATGGAGCAACTGAAAGAACAAAATCAAACTCTAGAATCATATTTACAAAATACAAATATTGATGAAATTACAGATAAAATATATAAATTAGGCGAAGAGGAATATAATAAAAGAGGTGATGTACCTAGTGCATATCTAAAAGAATCAGAATTTAATTCTATTCAAAATTCATTATCAGATCAATTAAAAAAACAAGAGTTTGAAGATAAACCAAATCCTGATCAAGATGCAAATATAAAAACTGGCAACTTTAATGAAATTATTAGTAAAATGCTCTCAGTAGATGATATTAATATAAAAAATATGAATTGGTTTGATGATTTAGATATATTTTCAAAAAACACTTTGACTGAAGTAAAAGAAGAACCTATAGTAAAAAATATTCCAGTGGTGTCGAATAAAGAAAAAAGTGAACAAAATCAACCTCGACCTAGTAACGATTTTACTGGACTTATAGGAAAAATTGACGAGTTAATAGGATATTATAAATCAAATTCAGAGTTAACAAAAGATAGACCCATGTCTATTCCATCAAATCCTAAATTAGACACGGCGTTAGATAATCTTGTTATAGGAATTAATGCTTTAGTTAAGGTAAATACAGAAGCAAAAGATATTACCAATAAAGCCTACGCACAATCAAAGTACGACAATATGATAGGATAATGAATGAGCTGGAAAAAATATTTTGTAACAGTAGATAAAACATCTGCAACAAGTGAAACATTTAGTCCTATAAGTGGAAAAGAATTTAGCAATAAACCTGGACCAGCTAAGTCAAATTATAATTCTTTTTTACCAGACATTTACACTGGAACACCTAACAGAGTTGAAAGATACGGACAATATAATACGATGGATATGGATAGCGAAGTTAACGCTGCATTAGATATCCTAGCTGAATTTTGCACTCAAAAAAATAAACAAAATGACACGCATTTTGAATTTAAATTTTATAAAGATGCAACTAATAGTGAAGTTCAAATCCTTAGTCAATATCTAAAACAATGGTACAAACTACAAAAATTTGAAACAAGGATGTTTAGAATTTTTAGAAATACGTTTAAGTATGGAGATACTTTTTTTTTACGAGACCCTGAAACTAAAAAACTTTTTTACGTTGACCCAGCTAAGGTTAACAGGATTGTAGTTAACGAAAGTGAAGGAAAAATTCCTGAACAATATGTTTTACAAGACGTAAATTTTAATTTTACTCACTTAGTAGCAGCCAAACCACTCCAAACAACAGGAAATTCAACTGGTGGAGGATCTGGTTACTTAACAGGCGGTGTAAGAGGAATGACTGGTCCAACTAATCCGCAATCTACAGGTTCAAGATTCACATTAGAACAAGAAGAAGTATCTGTTGATGCTGACAATATGCTTCATATTAGTCTTAGCGAAGGTTTAGATGATAACTTTCCATTTGGAAATAGTTTATTAGAAAGTATCTTTAAAGTTTACAAACAAAAAGAACTGCTAGAAGACGCAATTATTATTTACAGGGTGCAACGTGCTCCAGAAAGAAGAGTCTTTTACATTGATACGGGTAACATGCCAAGCCATTTAGCAATGCAATTTGTAGAGCGTGTAAAAACGGAAATCCATCAGCGGAGAATCCCGTCCAAGACAGGAGGAGGAACAAATGTTATAGACAGTAGTTACAATCCTCTGTCAATTAATGAAGATTATTTTTTCCCTCAAACTGCTGAAGGTAGAGGTAGTAAAGTTGATACATTACCAGGAGGTACAAATTTAGGGGAAATTGACGATTTAAGATATTTTACAAATAAATTAGTTAGAGGATTAAGGATACCTAGCAGCTACCTACCTACCGGTGCCGATGATAGTAATGCCCAGTATAATGATGGAAGAGTAGGTACGGCTTATATTCAAGAATTACGATTTAATACATATTGTGAAAGATTGCAAAATTTATTAATAGAACAATTTGATCAAGAATTTAAGCGATACTTACTAGAAAAAGGTGTCAACATTGATACAGCAATGTTTGATATTAAATTCAATCCTCCACAAAATTTTGCAGCTTACAGACAAAGTGAATTAGATAACACTCGAATATCGTTATTTGGTCAAATACAAGCAACACCATTTATATCTAATAGATTTGCACTAAAAAGATATTTAGGAATGACTGAAGAAGAAATTGCCGAAAATGAAAAACTTTGGAGGGAAGAAAACGACGAAGAGTTGCAATCAAATGGTTCTGATGCTGCAGCAGATCTTAGAGGAGTAGGAATAAGTAGTGCTGGTATATCTGACGATATTGGCGGAGCAGAAGATATAGCAGATATTGAAAATCCAGAAGATGGCGGAGATGCAGAAGCACCAACTAGCGTAACTGATCCAGATACACAAGAAGCCCCTGCTGCAGGCACAGATGCAGGAGGACCTGCAGCAAACACAACAGTATAATGGATAAATAGTTATATGATATTAAGAGAATTATTTTATTACGACAAAGAAACATTTGAACCCATTGAAGACGATAGGTATAACCCTTTAGATGATGAATCTATCGTAGATTTAGATGATACTCGAAAAACTAGACTTACATTACGACAAATTAATAAAGCTAGAAAAGCTCGTGAATTACACGATAAAGAAAAAGCTAATGAAATTGAATTTGTTAGGCAAATGTATGGTATAGCAGCCCAAGCTCCTCCTGAAGGAATGTAAAAGGTCTAGTGGCTAAGATTGATAAATCCAAATATTCAAAACAAGAATTTAAAAAATTACAAGAACAAAAAAAATTATTAAAAATAAAAAATAGCCTACAACCTTTACCTATTCACCCAAAAG